TTTTTTTCGCCTGCTTATAAACTTTTATACTCATAGCGTCTATAGTTGTGACGAACAATAAACTAATCCAATGTTCGTTTTTATAGTTGATTTCAAGTTTCCATTTCAAGCCAAAATCTTCTGCAGTTTTAATCTCGTTTTTCACAAAATCAGCCACTGCTTCACCAAATTTTTCTTTAAACTCTTCATAGTTAAATTCCATCTCTATATCCACCCTTTCGCTTTCCAAACTGGTTTACGCCCTTCATACCGTTTTTTTAAACTGATTCTGTATTCTTTTGCGAGCACAGCTTTTAAATTGTTTATTGCCGCCTCTGCGTCAATCAGTTCATCAATTACTTGAGCGATTCTTTCCCTTTCTTCCTTGGTGGTCTCTCCCGGCGGTTTAATCAAACTTACTTCATCCAGTATTTTGATTGCCTCTTTGGTTTCTCGGATGGCGAACTCCTCAAGCGCTAACCGATGCCGCTCGATTGCCTTTCCTGATAACAATGGAGATGTATAACCACCACTAAATTCATAGATAAGTTCTGTTGCGACTTCCGGACAGTCATATGTAGTTAGTGCCGCCCGTGCAATATCTTCTTGCATTTTTCTTCTTCCGTTTTCAATGTGCGAAACAAGTTGCTTACTCACGTTGAGGTCAAACGCTAGTTGCTCTTGAGTAAGCTCTTCTGCCTCACGTAGTTTACGAAGAGCTCCCCCTATCACTTTTTAAATCCTCCTTTGTATTCAAAACCGTATTTTTATATACAAGAAATAGCGGTATTCTGTAATCAAGGTAATAAAACCCGAAGTTTTCCATATTCTTTAACCGGTTCATTGTTAATGTAAACTGTTGGCTTCGAACAACTTGCAACCCAATCGTCGATTAGATCTTTCCGAAAGATCCACTTCCGGCGACCCGGAAATTTTAAAACCGGTAACCCTTCTTCATGAACGTATTTACGAAGGGTATTTACACTGACGCCGATGTATTCGGCAGCTTCTTTGGATGTCATGGTTTCCATGTTAGATTGCCTCCTTTTCTTTTAGACTTAGAAATTTATTAACGAAATAGATTTGACCTTTACCTGTTACTTTTGTTGTTCTGGTAATTCTTATGGAACCATCTGGGTTATTTACTGTTCGTTCTTTTACTTCGAACAGGCCTAAGTCCATTGAATATTGAGTGGGTTCATTATAATGAGCGCCTTTCTTACCAAGATAGCCATTGTCACGCATCCATTGGAAAAGTCGGTTTTGACCAATTTTTATACCGTTTTGCGCAATAATTTTGGCTAGTTGACCAACTAGAATAGTGTCGTCACTCGTTTCAACTGCTTTAGCAAAAATAACTTTTGGTTTTTGCTTTTCAACTAGAGCTTCGGCTGCCATCCGTTTAGCTCTTTCTTCTTTTAAATTTGTTGCAAGTTTAATGATTGTATCTGGATCTGTTAATACTTTCTCTATTGTTTCCGGTGTCATGTATGCACCGTGTTTCCGGATAGCCGGGATAACTTCATGAGTGATCCAGCGTTTGAACTCCTTAGCTTCGGGTTTACGACTTTTTAAAATAGCCGAATATAAACCAGGTTCATTAATAATTGTCATTTGTTGTTCGCCACCAGGGGTGTGTATAATGTGTACCCCCTTTTCATCATCTTCTAGCGTTCGTGTCATTGTTGGTGTGTGATCAAAACCTAAAATCTTAGCTACATCTTTTGCAACAAACCAAGGTTCATTATTTATCAAAATTGTTCTAACTTGATTTTCGTTAAAGCTAAAAATTTGTAATTGATTCATCAGATCGCCTCCTTATGCTGTTTTTGGTTTTCTTGACTCATTTTGTTCTTTAAAGGAACATTTGTTTTCAAAAAAAAGCGTCCAATCAAAACCTAAGGCAGTTGCTATTTTCTTAGCAACATCAACGCTAGGAGTTTTAGTGCCATTTTCTATATGTGTATAGAAACTTCTTGAAATATTACTTTCTTTTGCAACTTCTTCATGAGTTAAGTTTTTCGATTTGCGAATATCTTTTAGCCAGTATCTCAAATGGTATCACCTCCAAAACG